AACAACTATTAAGTCTTGGTACTAATGCTAACGACAACACGGGGGATACTCTCCGTGCTGGCGGTGATAAAGTTAATGACAATTTCAATGAACTATATACTGCTCTAGGTAATGGTACAGATTTAACCATTAGTCTCGCTTCTGCAGGTAGTGGTCAGGTATTACGTTATAATGGAACAAACTTTGTTGCTTCCGATTATTTAAATCTAACATCTGCTTTAGATGTTAATAGTAACTCAATCATATCATCTTCCAATGGTAATATTAATATTGCTCCTAATGGAACTGGTAATGTAACTATTGGTAATGGTAGTATTACTAATACCTTTAACGGAACTGATGGAACGATTGATTTTCCAACTAAAGTAAAATATAAAAATGAATTCAGCACACTTGCTGGTGCTCCTGCTGCTGCAACATACACAGGATATTTCTTTACAGTTGATGGTGATGACAACCCATATGTAAACATTAATATTACTGCTGGTGGTGCTGGTGATGTGCAAGCAAAAGTTTTAACACAGTATTCTAGTGTTGATCTTTTAAAAGATATTGATATTACTACTGCAGCACCTACTGAGGGACAAGTTCTAAAGTGGAGTGTTAGTGGAGGTAAATTTGTTCCTGGTGATGATGCTGCTGGTGCTAGTCAACAAAACCTATGGGCAACTGTTGGTGGTGATACTGGTACAACAAGTGCTAATACTACAACAGATACATTAACCATTGCTGGTGGAACTAATATTGCAACAGCAGTATCTGGTGATACACTCACAGTAAACTTTGATGGTACACTTGTTACAACATTAGCATCTTTAACGGACGTTGATGTTTCTAGTGTTGTTCAAGGTGATTCTTTATTTTGGAATGGAACTCAATGGACTAAAACAAGAAGTCCTATTACATGGTGGGAGTTAGGTTCTAACGGAAGCACAGACTATACTTTTGATGGACCTGGATTTGCTTCTGCAACTAATGACCCAACTCTTTATGTGCATAGAGGTTTTACCTATGCTTTTGATAATACTACAATGGGTGGTGCTCATCCATTTAGAGTACAGAGCACACAGGGTTTAACTGGAACTCCATATACTGCTGGTCAATCTGGTAGTGGAACTAGTGTTCTCTATTGGACTGTTCCTATGGATGCTCCAACAACACTGTATTATCAGTGTACACTCCATGCATCAATGCAAGGACAAATTAACGTTGTAAGTTGATATAAATGGCAAGAACTGTTCCTGGATCTGGTGCTGTAATTAACCCAATTTTCGATGAGACTTTTGGTGTTCGTGCAGTAGAAGTATTAAAAGGGGGATCTGGATACTCGGTATCCGACCCACCTAAACTTTCTGTGACTGGATGTGGAACTCCAGATGTAGAGGCATTATTATATCCAATTATCGATTCTGATTCAGGAAAGATTATACATGTTAGGGTTCTGAATAGAGGTAGTGGATATGATCCTTTACGTTTACAAATTATCCCACAAGGAGAAACTCCTAATGTTGTAACATCATTTGATTTCAATAGAATATGGCAAACGCATCCTAACTCTACAACTACTGGTGCTTTTTCAGGAACTACTGATAGATTATTAATTGCATCAGACAATCATCCAAAACCTACTTGGACTCAAGCAGAGGCAGCACCAGGTGGTGGTCCTTTAGTTGATAGAACATTTAATCAAACCTTTGTTTTTAGAGGTGGTAAAGACGTTCCTAATAATGGTACTAGAGAAAATCAACAAGATAAGGTTGTAGGTATTTTAGCAAATGGTGGATTACTTCATACTCCTGAATGGGGTCCAGATGGTAATGCTCCTCCAGGACATTCTATTGATGCAGTTAAAAATAATTACGTTAAATCTAATGATGTATATGATGTTGTTACTGAAAACAATATCAAATATTATCATTCAAACAAACTTATTAATGAATGGGAATTAAAAAATGGTGTATTTGATTGGGGATTATTAAGACCATTTACTTGGAATATTAAAGTTGAATACGATAATATAATGTTGCAAGTTACTGATGTTGATGAAACATTAGGAACTATTACTGTTGGTAGATTAGTTGATGAAATTGCTGGAAATGCTAGAGGTGAAATTGCTAAAGTTGTTAGAAATAATCAAAACGTAGTTACTAGAATATATCTAAGAGACCTTTCTACATCTGCATCATTCTCTCAAGGTGACGGGTGTTTAGGATCTAACGGGTTTAATTTTAAAATTCAAGAAGTTCCTTTAGCATTTCCAACTGGGGTATTCTATATTGATTTTGGTACAGAAGCAAGTGAGTTTGGTTCATTTACTCCAGGAACCTATTATATGGCTCCTGAGAATATTAAAGTTCAAAGAAATTATTTGATTATTTGGAATCAATCTGATAGTTCTAATAGTCAAGGTGCTCAAGGGCATCCAATGAGATTTAGTACAACTCCAGATGGTCCTTTGAATCAAACTCCTGGTACACTTTATTATAAGAGCACTGGAGTAACAGAAGCACCTGCGGCTGATTATGAAAATGAATATCAACCGCTATTCATTATGAATCAGGATGAATCAGCAAGAATTTATTACCATTGTGCTTACCATACACATATGTCTGGTTACACTGGTGATGAAGGATATATGATTTTTGATTCAACAGTTGATAACGATCCAAGACCAAATACTTATTATACTGATAATTTTTATCAAAGTGATTCAAACAATCCTGCGACTATTGATCGTTCAAGACATACAGATGGACATTCTAAGATTCTTGGTATGTCATTTGATGGATATCCCATTTATGGTCCTTATGGATATCTTTTAGGTGGTACTAGTATTATAACTACTACCCCCAGTTTAAGTTACTATGGTGGTCTTTTCTATCAGGTTGGTGATGGTTACCCAACTGTTGCTCAAACTGGATCTGGATCTGGTGCTGTTGTTAATATAACAGCAATTGGTACTTATCAGACTGGTGGTATTGAGACAATTACTATAGCTGAAGGTGGAAGTGGATACGCTGTTGGTGATAAAATTAGAATCCTTCATAAGTATGATGGAGCATTTGTATCTGGATATACGCATAGTTCTTGGAATGCTAATGGAGATAGAACTGCAGGAGTGTATGGTGAAGTTGGCACTGCGTCTGAATTCACAGTTCAAGCTTCATGGACTTCTGCTAATGGTATTGGTGGTAAACCTAAAGTTACTGTTGCTGCTGATGGTTCTGTAACTGGTTTTACTATGGGTGGCAATGGCCCTGAGGCGATACCTGGACCAGATGGTAATATGGGATATAATTATGTCGAAGATGAGGAGATTACTATTCCTGGTAATTACATTGGTGGATCTACTCCTGCAGGTGATATACTAGTCAGAGTTGCTTGGGCTACTAATGATGATAGTGGAGTTGCTACTATTACTGCTATAGGTGCAGGGATTGGTAAAGAAACTTCAGGATATCGTTTAAAAACATCTTTAGAATTAGCTGGTAATAGACCTGCAGTTACAACAGCAAGTACGGTAACTTATACAGTCACTTCTTCTAATGGAAAATATCTCTTCGATGGAGCTTCTCCATCATTCTTAAATCTAGAACGTGGTAAAACTTATGTCTTTAACTTAAATAGTGCTACTAATGATAGTCAGCAATTATTGATAGGAATAAATGAAGATGGTTGGCATAGTCAAAACCCTGTTGTAATTGGAGATACTACACAGTTATTTGGTGGACCAGGTATCACTTATACTATAGATGGTGCTACAGTATCATACACTGGTTATCTAACTGGATTTAACGGAGCAACGACAAGATCAATTACGTTCCAAGTTCCTGCAACTGCACCAGCAGCATTGTACTTGTTTGCATATACAACTGCTGATTATGGACTTAGAACTGTTCAAGATGGATATATTTTAGGAGATTTAATTGATGATAATATATTTGATGAATCTGTTCTTTGGGATAGTGGAACTGCTTATGTTATAGGTGAGACTGTAAAAAACTCATCTGATGTAATATACGAAGCAACTGCTGCTATTAATAGTGGAGGATCACAACCTGTTCATACTACTGGAACTACTAGTAATTGGAAGTTCCTTGGAAAGAAAGGATCTTTGGATGCTTATAATGGTAAATTCGCAGTAACCCCAGAATATCCTAATGGAACATATGCTTATTATATGATTGAGGATGGTAGTGGTAATCCTGTTTATCCATATGCTATTGGTCCAAGATATTATGGATCACCTTTATTTGAAGGTGACACACCACCACCAGCACCTACAATATTCCCAACTGTTGCAGAGGGTGATGTTGTTTTAAGTACTGATAATCCTGGACAAGTATCTTATATTAAGATGACTAAGAAAGGTGATAATTATTTTGGTGCTGCAACTGCAAGAATTTTAGGTGGTGAAGGAAGTGGTGCTACAGGAACACCTACTGTTCAAACAGTTACTGGTCTTTCATTAACTAATCAAGGTAGA